TTAACAATTCTTGCTTTTTTAGCTTCTGTTAGTGCTAAAAATATAGTATCTCGTATAGCTTCTAGTGGACCATCAGTGTCTGCTAGATCTACAAAGTTAGATAATTCTCTACCAGCAATACCTAAATCACGAACTTGTTGTAATAGTGTACCTACAACCATATCTGCTACTACAACATATTTACTTGTAATAGTCTCTAAGCTGTCTACAGTGTTACCATCTATGTCAGTAATTGAGTACGCATCAGTGGCTTGGAATAACTCGTCTAAGTATTCTCTAGGACTCATGTCAGCTGCGTTTCTACCTAGTGTAATACGTTGATGTGCAGCAATAGCATCACCAAATACTTCAACTAAAGTAAGTCTGTCTTTTTTAATCTGGTCAATAATAGCTTGATATTTGTTGTTACTATATAATTTACGTAATACTTCATCAGCTACTTCTTCTGTTAGACCAGCATTTTCAGCTGCTCTCTGTCTTTGTACTGCTGTTATAACATTACCGGCTGAACCATCTTCTGAACCCCAATCTTCACGTACTTTTTTCTGCATTTCCCATACATCATATGGGTCATCTACTGATAAATTAGCACCTTGAGACGAATCTGATAAATTAGAATTTTTATTAGCTCTAAATCTAGATTCGTTTTCTCTTAGTTCTTGTAAACCTTTTGCTAGTTTTTCTGTATTTATACTTTGTTGCCTGTTAGCTATCTTAGCTCTTGCTCCACGACTACCTCTACCTATTAGCATAGTAGCACCATCAAAAATAAGACCTATGCCCATACCTTCTACAATGTTTTTAACTTTCATCATAATAGGATGGTCAGCATCTTTAGTTGATAATGGTGTATCTGCCCAACCGTAGTGATCTCGTAAAGATCCTAGAGCATTATGTCCATCTGATTCTTTAGATACAAGGTCAGATACAGCACCAATACCGGCTGCTCGTATCAAACTAGGTGCTCCTAATAGTTTAGCGGCTGCTGTACCGGCTAACGGCACTCCAGCTACAGCTAATCCTTTTGCACCTAAAACAGTTGCACCGGCTAATGTACCAAAGTGTACAACACCTCTAGCTAGTTTTCCCCACCATGTTTTAGTAATGATAGGATTGCCACCACCACCGAGAGGATCAAACTCTGGTTGGTAGTAGCCTTTTTCCTCTTTCTCTCTTTGCATTTCTCCAGAGAGTGCATCTATTGTGCGTTCTGGAAATGTGCTAATGGAGGATGCAGTATCCTGTATACCTCCTGATACGATAGACCCTAATTCTTTTGCAAGACCCTTTACACCCCAGTTTTCTTCGTCCCTAGGATCTTCTAAGGCATCTGACTCTTCTTGTAGCTCAGTTGTAAAAGTTTGCTCTTCAGCAGCTCTTTGATCTTGTTCTGATAACGAGTTTTCTAGTGATGTAAATTCAGTTGGCTTGTCGTCTTCGTTTATTTCAAATGGGCGTTCATTATATGAGTTCATTAAAATACCTCGTAAAAGTAAGCGTCTAGTAACTCTGGACTTAATAGGTGAGGTTGATTATGTACATCTGTATCAGCATCAAACAAACCTTCTGAGTCAAATGAACTTACTCCAATCTCCTCGTAGAATCCCCCAGATAAAAAGTTATTTATGCCTGCATCTACCATCACTTTAGTTTGTAATAAAATTTCTTGATTTTTTACACTCAGAGTATCTTTATCAAAATCTAAACCGGATGCTTTTTCTAACCTTTCTATTGTGCTAGCTTGTATTTTATATTGTCCAAACCCATTATAACCAAAACCCTTTGTTTTGTGTGCTTTAAGTGTTTGATTTATAGGTATGTTTTCAAAATCTAATTTTCCGTCTTTTCTATATTTACCAACATTACCAAATTGTTTATCTTTAGTTTTACGTGCAAAATTATAAAAATAAAAACTTTGTCCGTCAGGATCAGACTCAAAATAAGTTCTCATAGATTTTGCTGGATTTGGATGATATGTCAACAATTTTTTAAGTTCTGCACTTTTTGCATATTTACTTAAAGTGCTTCCGTCTTGAATTAACTTTTGTTCTTTATCATAACCTAACGCACCAAGTCTTGCATACATTAAGTCTTGTGCTGTCGTAAATCTAAGATGTTTGCTAGCTTCTATATAATATGATGGTATTTCACCACCATTTGTATATGCAATTAATTCTTCTACAGGCTCGCCTTCGTGTACTCTTTCAAAGTTTAACCATTCATTTTTTGCAGCCGGGCTGAGAGCTAGTGTTTTACCGGCATGATATGCTGCTATAGCTCTGTTATATTCAAGACCACCTCGTTTAGTTGTGTCATAATATCTACCGGCACCAGCTACATAGTAATCACCATAACTAGTATCAAGTTCACCTTTTTTATTTCTTTCGGGGGAACCTCCTAAATTGGTTTTAACTGTTTCATACGCAGATACTAAGGCTACTTCAACTGGTATATCTTTTTTGACTTGGTCTAGAAAATAATCATCAAAGTGCTTAAGTGCATTGTTTTTAACAATAACAGCTTTAAGTTTACCAGCTTCAGTTGTACTTGCCATACCAACTCCTTTTTCAATTAGAGTTTCTAATTCGTCTTTCTTTTTATTATATTCTGCTTTATTATTTTTAATAGGTTCACGAGCCGTATAGTAATCGTTTGCTTCTTTTTTAAAATTCGTATCATTAATAGTTTTTATTAAGTCTTCTGCGTTTTTAAACTGTTTATTATCTACAGCATTTTTAACTAAACTAACTGTCGCTTCATCTCTTGCATCATCTTTAGTATAATAGTTAAGTAAAGGAGTAAAATATTTATTATAAATACTTCCCTCACTAACGTCAAGTCCTAAGTCTCTAAGTTGCTTCTTAGCCTGTTTTACTTCACCTTCTAGATCCACTTCTGTTGCACCAGTATCAATTTTGTTTAAACGCTCTGTTGCAACTTCAACAATATTTCTAATATTTTGCACATCAGCAGATGTTTTTTGTTTTTGTTCTCTGTCAGCCACGCTACCTAGTAAACCTTCAAGTCTAGAATGTAAAGCTTCGTTAAACTCTTTTAGTGTTTTTTTGCCAGAACCATCACGAGCTTTGATGCCTTTCATGTTAACTATTCTAGCTAGATCATCTGATTTTAATGAACCGTTTTCTGCTAATTTTTTTAAATCTTTTTCTAGTAATGCTATAGCTCCAGCAACATCTTTTTTACCAGATATTTCTTCATACTTTGCAATGTATCCAGAATTAGGATCGTCTGGTGAACCAAAAATAACTTCTGTTACATTGTCACTTCCTTTAATTGCATCAGCAAGACCATTTTGTCTAGCTAGGTCGTAGTCTGCTTTAGCTTGTTCATACGTATCTTTGATAAATGCTGAACGCTGAATTTTATCTGTATCATCTGTTAGTTTTAACAACGCTAACTGATTTCTAGCACTTAAAGCATTTTTACCTTTAAAAACACCAGCACTCCAGTAGTATGATCCTTGATGAAAGTTCATAACAGCATCATATCTAGCTGGGTCTTTGGACTGAATAGCATCTAGAATACTTAGCATGCCATATTCTGTTGGTACTTTTGTTTCTTGATTACTAGCTAAATAACCTTGATAACCTTTTGATATCTGTGATACGAGAGCAGCTCCTCGTTGCTCATAATCTTGTACACTAGCAGCTTGAAACAGCTTAATACCAAACTCAGCATTATCTACATTGTCAGTTAGTTTGTAATTTTTATCAGCTTCAAATGCTAAATTTACACCTTCTTTATAAGCTGCATTACTTTCTTTTGCTAACTCTACATACTTTTGTTCCGTAACGTTTAGGTTTTTATCAGTATTAAAAGGTACTTTGTTATTTTCTTTATAGTTAAATAAAGACTTTGATTTTTCAACAGCTTCGTTGTAAAGTTTTTCGTTATGTTCTTCACTTGCTTCGTTTTGTTTGGCTGCGTTATCTCTTAAAGCTTTTAACTTGGTTCTACTGTCATTCCACTCTTTTGCTTGCTGAGTAAATTGACCAATTGACT